CTACGGCTACGGCTACGGCTACGGCTACGGCGACGGCTACGGCTACGGCTACGGCTACGGCTACGGCTACGGCGACGGCTACGGCTACGGCGACGGCTACGGCGACGGCGACGGCTACGGCTCCGGCTACGGCTAACGAATTCAAACCGGGTGCAGATATAGGGCACCGCTGGAACCCGTAACCAGCACATATACGCATGCGGATTTCGAGGTTCGATCTGGTCTAAGTCCGCAGTCGTATATGTGAGTCTACCAAGGAGTTACAGCGCCCGAAGCGCACAGAGCATCGTGCGTAGTCTGATTCGGGAACGCCCTTCGAGAGAGGGGCAACAAGTGGTGAGATTGGCCGTATTTCTAGAGTGCGGTTTGCCAGGAACGGCTAAGGGAATGGCGAAACAGTCTCACCTCTTGTTGACGGTCGCATGACTGGATCTGTCCGGCTGGTACCCGGACCCTGAAACAGACACTAGCAGTCGCGTAGCGCATAAGCGGTGTGACTAGGTAGCGGTGAAGGTAGCCCGGTCGTCAACAGCCAACCCGGATGCAGCCTGGATTAGTCGTCTTGAGGGGACGACGAAGGAACTGAACAGCCGATTTAGGCTGCATCCGAGTTGGCGAATGCGCAGGCTGATGCGCAGACCGGCAGACGGATGGCCCGCATCTGAAAGCCGCGAGCTTACCGACGTGGTGAGTAATGCAAGCGGGAGATCAGCACCCGCCGCCAACAAAACAGGAAGCACTAACCGGAGCAGGAGGGATCATGGAAGCAAAACATACAGCAACGCCGTGGCATATTGGCGGCACAGATAAATCCACGATTTACGACGAGCTTGGACAGAGGGTCGCTAATTCCTTCGAGGGCGTAATGGTGACGCAGAGATCCGATAAGGAGTGCCAAGAAAACGCCACTTTCATCGTCCGCGCCTGCAACGAATACGACGAACTGAAGCGCAAGGCAGATCGAGCCGACAAATTGGAGAAGGTGCTGAAGACGATTCTATCGACTGCGGAGGCGTCGCACTTCAAGATGATCAGCCTGCTCTATTTGCGCACGGTCACTAAACCAGTGCTGGAACAGGAAAAAGCCGGAGCCTGATCATGATTGCAAATGCAAGGCCGAAGCGCCCGGAAACGGAACTGGAAAACCTGAAGGCTGCGATTGATTTGTCAGCTACGCACGCACTGACAGCGCTAGCTGGGAACCACCCAGAGGCATTCATTGCTGAATTTGCTGGGCACATTGACTCGATTTATGGGTACGGCACCGGAAACGATCTTCTTGAACTGATTAACGTGAGGACGAAATGATCCGCATATTCATTCTAATCGGCGCCCCGCTCTTCGCGCTGTGGGTATTCCTCGATGACATTGCCGATATCGTCGGGCCGAATAATTTGATTTGGGGGTTTGCATGAGCTCGATCTTCTCAACAACCGATTTCTTCGCCCGCCACCAGGGCGTGACGCTGGTGCTGATTGGCTTGCTCGTGTGCGTGGCCGGGAGCTTTTGATGATGCCCCGCGAAGTGATCTGTATGGCGCCGTTGCTGGTTATGCGCGCACTCATGCGCTGGTGGTTCGAGCGTGCCGAGCGCCACTACCTGATCTGCGCCGAAGTCGAGCAGCAGCGGGCACGCGAAGCGCAGATGAACGTGGCCTATTACCAGAAGCGTGCCGTACTGGCGCGGTCAGCAAAGTCGGGTCTGTAAATGGGATTTTGGAAGTATCGCCGCAGGTATCGCAGGCTTGGGCTCATCGGCTCGATACTCGCGGCGCTGAAAGTTTGGAACAAGGGACTGTAATTCATCGGGGGATGGGAATGAACGACTTAACGAATCAAAACGCCCTGGCTGTGCGCCAGGAATTCGGAGGCACCAGCACCACGCTGGCTCTCGCTGAAACAGCATCGACGGCTGTCGCAGCACAGGCCAAGGCGATGGTGGAAGCCCGCTATGTAATGGCCCTGCAGCGTCCGCGCAATTGGGATCAGGTGCGCCAAGATCTGATGAAGGAATGCCGCCGGCCGTCCTTCGCACACAACAAGAGCGCCTACTACCGGAAGCCAATTGGCCAGGGCGTCGAGGGCCTGGGTATCCGCTTCGTGGAAGTCGCCTTGCGCTGCATGAAGAACGTGCTAGTCGAAACCACCATGATCTTCGAGGACGAGACAAAGGAAGTGCACCGCGTATCCGTCACAGATCTGGAATCGAACCTGACCTATCCGCTGGACGTTCGTGTTTCAAAGAGTGTCGAGCGCTCGAAGCCGATGGACGACGGCAGCTTCATTTCCATGCGCAAGAACAGCTATGGCAAGGCCGTCTATACCGTGCCGGCGACCGACGATGACCTGCTGAACAAGCGCGCCGCGCTGATCTCCAAGGCCATTCGAACCCTCGGCCTGCGCATCATCCCCGGCGACATGCAAGACGAAGCCGAAGAACTCATCAAAGCCGTGCGTCTAGACGAGGCCGCGCGCGACCCGGACGCCGAGCGCAAGAAGATCGCCGACGCTTTCGCCGGAATCGGCGTCAAGGTCGCCGAGTTGGTCGAATACCTCGGCCATGCCCTCGATTCCTGCTCGCCGGCCGAACTGGTCGACCTGCGCGGCATCTACGGCGCCATCAAGGACGGCGAGACGACTTGGAAGGCCGTCATGGACAACAAGGCCGAGAACGCCGGCGATTCCGGCAAGGGTGAAAAGAAGCCGCTTCCCGCCTGCTCCGCCGATGAGTTCGACAAGAACAAGGCTGAATGGCGGGAGCTGATCGTCTCCAAGAAGAAGACTGAGAAGGCTCTCTTGGCAATGATCGGCACGAAATACACCCTCACCAACGACCAGAAAACCACGATCAATTCGTGGACGCACGAGAACGAATAACTAGGGAGATAACGATGGAAGTCCATGATCTTGTCCAGGGCGAAGAAGCCTGGGAAGTATTCCGCCTGACACACTTCGGCGCCAGCGAGGCCGCCGCCATGCTCGGCATCTCGAAGAAGGTGAAGCGCACCGAGCTGCTGCACATGAAAATGACCGGCACTGTAAAGGAGTTCAGCGACTGGGTTCAGAAGAACATTCTGGACTACGGCCACCAGGTCGAGGCTATGGCGCGTCCTCTGGTCGAAGAACTGATCGGCGAAGCGCTGTACCCGGTTACCTGCTCCGATGGCGCGCTGTCCGCCTCCTGCGACGGCCTGACGATGTCTGAACGGGTCGCTTTCGAGCACAAACAGTGGAACGAAGAACTGGCCGCATCTGTTGCCGCCGGCGTCCTGCCGGAAGAACACCAGCCGCAGTGCCAGCAGATCATGATGGTTACCGGTGCCGAAAAGGTGATCTTTGTGGTTTCCGATGGCACCCGCGAGAACTTCGTCTGGATGGAAGTCTTCCCTGATCCTGACTGGCAGAAACGCATCCGCGCCGGCTGGGAACAGTTCGCGAAGGACATGGCCGAGTACGTGCCGCAAGTCGCGCAGCCGGAAGCAGTCGGCCGCGCGCCGGAATCCCTCCCGGCCCTGCGCATCGAAGTCACCGGAATGGTCACGGCCAGCAACCTTGAACAGTTCAAGGAACATGCGCTGGCAGCGTTCGGACGGATCAGCCGCGAACTGACGACGGATCAGCACTTCGCCGACGCCGAGAAGACCGTGAAATGGTGCAAGGAAATCGAAGAGCGCCTTGCTGCCGCCAAGCAGCACGCACTGAGCCAAACGGAGAGCATCGACGCCCTCTTCCGCATGATCGACGAAGTCAGCGCCGAAGCCCGCGCCACCCGCCTTGAACTGGACAGGCTGGTTGAAGCCCGTAAGAAGCAGATCCGCATCGACATTCAGAACGAAGGCACTCAAGCGCTGGCCAAGCACATCGAATCCCTGAATGCCCGCCTCGGCAAGCCATACATGCCGGCCATCGCCGCCGACTTCGTCGGCGTCATGAAGGGGAAAAAGACGGTTTCCAGCCTGCGCGACGCCGTCGACACCGAGCTGGCGCGCGCGAAGATCGCGGCCAACGAGGTTGCCGATCGTATCCAGACGAACCTGACCACCCTGCGTGAACAGGCAAAGGACCACGCCTTTTTGTTTGCCGACGCCGCCCAACTGGCGCTCAAGCCAGTAGAAGACTGCGCTGACATCATCAAATGGCGCATCCAGGAGCACAAGGACGCGGAAGAAAAGAAACTGGCTGCTCAACGCGAGCAGATCGCCGCCGAAGAGCGCGCCAAGGCAGAAGCCAAGGTCCGGGAAGAACAGACTGCAGCAGCCAAGGCTGCGCAGCCAGCTGTTACCTATCCCCCGCTCACCGCCGAGCGCGCCGGCCTGCCCATGCATGCCGAGAAGCCGGCGCCGGCCGCAAACGTCGTAGTGCTGAATCCGTCGATGCCGCCCACTCTGCGCCTTGGCCAGATCGGCGAGCGCCTTGGCTTCACGCTGACCGCTGAATTCCTGACGAGCCTTGGCTTCCCGCCGGCCGCGACGGACAAGTCCGCAAAGCTGTATCACGAATCCGATTTCCCCCGGATCTGCGCCGCGCTGGTGAGCCACATCGGCCAAGTGCAGCAACGACTCGCAGCCTAACAGTAAGAGGAATAGACATGGCAAATGATCTCAACCAGTGCAACTTCATTGGCCGTCTTGGTCGCGATCCTGAGGTTCGTTATCTCCCGTCGGGAAAGGCAGTCGCCAATTTCTCTATTGCTGTGGGCTGGAAGACAAAGGACAAGGAAGGTGCGGAATGGGTATCCATAACGGCCTTTGACAAGCTCGGCGAGATCTGCGGCCAGTATTTGAAGAAAGGTGCACAAGTCTTCATTTCTGGTCGATTTAAGACCGAGAAATACACGGACAAGGACGGTCATGAGCGCTACTCCACCAAGATCGTGGCTGACCAGATGCAGATGTTGGGTGGTAAGCCAGATGATGCGCACAACCAGGATGACGACGGCGGCGCACCGGCTCAGCGTAAGCCGATGAGCAAGCAAGCGCCAAACTTCGATGATATGGGAGACGAAATCCCGTTCTGAGCAACCCTTTAGGGGCGCCCGGGTGAAAAGTCCTCCCATCCCCCTAGAGAAGTAGCCGCGGAGCGCCCCACCCTACCCTATTGAGGAAATCATGCATATCAATGACATCGCAGCGCGCCAATATGACTGGGTTGAGCGTATGGGCTGGCACAACAAGACTGTTCTCGAAGCTCTTGCGTTGATCGCCTCTGAAGTTGGTGAAGCCGTCAATGAATGCCGTGGAGAGAAGCCAACCGAAGCATTCGGCGAAGAACTTGCTGACATTATTCTGCGCATCGCTGATCTAGCCCAATGGCAGGGAATTGATCTCGCTGCCCAGATTGCGCGCAAGATGGAAATCAACGAACAGCGCGGCACCCGTGGTCGTCGCATCTAAGGGCTAACCATGCAAACCCGCCTCCAGTCCCTAATCGAGAGCTGCACGGACATCGGCATCGGATTCGTGATGTCGATGCTGTTCGGTCTGATCGTGTACCCGCTGCATGGGGCGCAGTTCGACATGTGCACGAACCTGGCGATTACTGCGGAGTTCACGGCGCTGGGGCT